GGTAACAGCCGCTCAACAAAGTACAGCAAGAGGCGGCGCAGTTATTGGTAACGCATTAAAAACAATTTTTACTCGTTTACAACGTACAGAAACTCTTGACCAATTAGAAGCTTTCAATATAGCCGTAAGAGATGTACAAGGAAATACTTTACCAGCAGTTACTGTTTTACAGAATTTCGCAGGTGCTTATAAAAACTTAGGAGACGCTCAAAGAGCGCAGTTATCTGAACAAGTCGCGGGTGTTTATCAGGTTAACATTCTTAAAGCTATTGTTGGTGATTTGAATAAATCTCAAGGCGTGTATGCTGGAGCTTTACAAAGAGGTGCATCAGCAACAAATGAAGCTGAAGTCGCTACTGCAAAATTAAATCAAACTCTTGATGCTTTATTAAAGCAAACTGCGACTTCTACACAACAACTAGCAAATAACATTGGCAAAGTAACATTTGAACCATTGGCTAGATATGGTACAGAACAATTGAAATCACTTGTCGAAAGCATGAACGAAATTCTTCAAGGAGAAGGAGTCGGTTCTACTTTCGCTAATGGTTTATTAAAAGGTATTCGTAATGTTGTGGCTGGTCCCGGCGCTATTGCTGCTTTCTTTACGCTTTTTAAGTTAATACAAAACTCTTTCACTTATCTTGCTCAGGCTTTGCCTCAGATTGCTGGTATCACAACGGAAACACAAAATAGAAAAAATATTGAAGCATCTATTTTGCAAATTATGGCTCAACAAGGGACTGTGGCCCAAGCTCTTGATGGTTTGACTGGTAATCAAGCGGCTCAGGCACAATTACTATTGCAAACAGCAAGAGCGCAAACCGCTGAATATCAAAAACAAGCGGTTTTATCAAAACAATTAGCAGTTCAATTATCAAATCAAGGGGTTAAAGTCGCCGGTTCTCGCGGTTTACAAGTCACCCGCGCAGGGGGTTATATTCCTGCTGCAACAAGAATGGCTGAAGCGGTTGGCGCACAAGCTGGTGGTTATGCTCCCGGTAAAGTAGTGAAATCTCCTGTTGGTGGAGTAATGAATACTGCGGAAGATGTTAAATACGTTCCCGGTTTTGCTCAACCTTTTATTAATCCTCCTGCTGGATCAAAAGCTGGCCGCGCACATAGACAAAATGCTATAAGTAGAACAGGTGTTGATCCGTACATGAATGATGGATTTATTCCTAATTTTGCTAACAAACAATTTATAGATGATAAAGGTGAAGTTATTAAAGGGAAAAAACCCAATAAAACAAGAGAGAGTTATACTGTAAGGCTAACTGATTATAATCCAATCAATTTAAAGGCTGATGAAGATTTAGATTTAAAAAGAAATTTAGTAGATTCTGGTTATTACAATGATAACGTCAAAGATCCAAAAACTAATAAGATAATTCATTATCATGGCGAACGTAATAAAATTTATGATAAACTTTCAGGAAATTTAAAAGTAATAAAATATTTAGAAAAAGATGAAGTCGATAAAGCTACTAAAATTGCTTGGGATGGTTTAATTTCTGGTAAAAAGCAATGGATAAATGATCCAAATATAACTAATTTAGGAATGGATGAAGCTTCTGTTGAAGCAGCTTATCTGAGAACTTCTCAAAAATTAGGATTAACAGGTGAAGATTTTAAATTCAAAAAAAAGGCGTCTGAAGATGAATCTTTTGCAGCTAGTAATACAGAATACAAATCTATTAGAAATAAAATCCTTTATAAAACATCCGAAGAATTTAAAAAGTCTTTAAATGGAGATTATAGTAATTTTATTGGAGATTTTTATGAACAATTGGTGTTAAAACATAAAAATGTATCTGGTGCATATGAAATAAGCGCTGGTAATACTGATCCAGCAGATTTAGTTCCTAAAATTTTAGGTTCAACAATGTATAAAGGCATTGAAGCGAAAAATACCTCTGCAAGAATAAACGATTTAATTGCGAAATCGATTAGAATTAATGTTTCTAAAATGGATGCAAATACTTGGGATAAACAAAATGATGTAGATTTTGGGACATTACCAATTTATCAAACAATAGGAGCAACAACATCATATGGTGGATTTATACCTAATTTTTCCCCGCTAATAGATGATAATGCTCGCAATAAACATGACTTTCCAAAAGGAATTGCATCTCTTCCAATTCCAGACAAAGCAATACAAAATATATTAGATAGACAACAAAAACGTCAAATGACGTTTTTGGATTTTGATAAAACATTAGTAAGAACTACTGGTGATTTAGCTTATGGTAGAGTGGCTCAAGAACAGAAAAAAGGCGTTTTGCAAAAAATGTTTTTGAATAAAGAAGCTAGATTAAAAGATGTTAAAGAGTCTAGATTCACTCAGTTTGGTGAATTATTGCGTCAAAAAATACAACAAAAAATAATTGATCCAAGTTTACTTGGATTAATGACGGCTTCTGATGAAACTCCAGGTATGCCAGAATATATATCTAGTATTTGGGGAATACCAAAAAGAAATCAAGTTTACTCAGCAAAACCAGGTACAAAAGAAGCCAGATTAGCAAGTTTAGGTGTTTCATCAAACGGTTTTATTCCAAACTTTGCTCCTCCTATAAGCATGTTGAGAATACCTTGGTTTAAAAAATACGCTAATCCATCATTCGACGCAAAACAACCAACATTAAACATTGCGGGTGCAAACGCAGTAGACACTTTTAGATCCACACAATTCAGAACTAATAAAACAGATTATAATAAAAAAGCTGGTGACGGAAATGTTTTTGGTCCAATATATGAGAAATTTGTTCGTTCTTCTATAAGTTTACAAGCTAATAAATCTAAAATAAAATCTTTAATTTTAGGTCAATCTCTTGAGCCAGATACTATACAAGGCGAATCATCTTTCGATTCTTTCATGGAATTAGTTAATACTAATCCTACAGATTTACTTGATTTAGTTGGTATAGAAATTAAAGGTGGTCCTAAAGATTCACAAACTGGAGGCAGTGCAACAGGAATTATTACTAAAAAATATAATAATTTTACTACAAAAAATCCAAAAGCTGCTGCTAGATTAAGAGAGTTATTGGGTGTTTTTAACGAACCTGGAAATCCACAGCATTTACAATATATGAGCGCTTTAGGTAAAGAGTTTTTACCTTTAGCAGCAACAAATTATGATGAGATTGCTAAAAATAGTCCTGAATTACTTAAAGTACTTTCACAAAAAACAAATGAATTATTAACTTCATATGTTAATAATCCTAGTTTTTATAGAGCAGAAGCTTCTGGAGGTTTTATTCCTAATTTTGGTAATAATATTGATGCTACTTCTAGTTCAATGCGTAAAGCTCTTGGCTTGATGCCATTCCTAGTTGATTTAAAGAGAAAAACATATGCTGAAGCTGATATGTTCCATTATCAAATTGCAAATTCAAAATTTATTGATCCAGAAACTGGAAAATCTGTTTATGGATCTTTGTCAGATAAAGATATGCATGGAAGTACATATCAAGATACTTTTGTAAGAGGTTTTTATAATGCATCTTTAGGAAAAGCTGAATTTGAATTAACAAAAGCTCAAAAAGAAGATAAAAACTTCATGCCTAAACATTCTGCGCTTTTAGAAAAAGTAAAAGCTAGATATGCGGAAAGATTTAAATCGGCAGTTCCGGTAAAAGCTAAACGCGTTTCACCTTTGGCGGCATTTAGAAATGAAGGTTTTGTGCCTAATTTTGCTGATCCAACAATTAAAACAAACAGTGGTAAAGATGCAATTGAATCTTTTTATCGTAAAGGTTCAGAAGTGGAAGGTAAAAAATTAACAGGTGGAGTTATAGCTTTTCCTGTTCCTCAAACTACAGATTTATATTCAGTTGGATCTTCTAGCGTAAATATTCCTGGTTCTGGATTTGGAGTTCCTTTATATGATGCGGTATTGGCTGAAGTATCAAAAAAAGGAGCATGGTTAACATCTGATAGAGAAACAGTTAGCGATAAGGCTAGAAGAATTTGGGACGGTTATAGAAAATTAAGAACAGGTGATGTAAATAATAAAAAATTGCCAATAAAAAATTGGTTTTTAGATCCAGCATTTAATAACGGTAGTTATGAATTCCCAATGAATCCGCAAGATTTATCAAAAAATAAATCTACATGGCCTTCTGAAAGCGATCCTGTTTGGGCTTTACAGCACGCTTATCAATTTAAAAAATCTCAAGGAAGAAACGGCTTCGCTGGTTTCGCTAAAGGGTTTCTTCCTAACTTTGCGTATAAACAAGCAGTAATGGGCTTAGAAGAAAGCATGAGCGGAGAAAAAGCCGTATTCGATACTAAGCCTTTCCCGCACATAAGAAATAAAAGTCAGCCAACATTTAGTTCCGCAATATCTGATCATGGTGGTTTAAGTAATGCTTTGAGTGATTCAATGAGAGGGCAGAAGGATGCTGGATTAATGAGCGGAGGATTTGTGCCTAATTTTGCTACTTTGGATGTTAGGCAATCTTTGGGAAATGAATTTAATCGATTAACAAGTTCACAACAAACTCAATTTGTTGAATTAAATAGAGCTTTATCTCAATTAGCTAGAAATACAAATTTAACCGCTCAACAACAAAACGCTTTAAGGCAGACAATTAGAACAAATGCAAACGCTTTAGAGGTGTCTACAGGTTCAACTAGAATTGTTAGTGATGCTAATACAGCTTTGAATGCTTCTTTAAGACAAAACGCTCAAGCACAACAGAGAGCGGCTATGGCTGCTGGTGGTGGTGCTGCTGGTGGTGGTGGTGGTGCTGGTGGTCGTGCTGGTGGTCGTGCTGGTGGTGTCATTAATAAAGCTTTAAATAATCCCGTTTTAGCGATGATGACTCCAATTGTAACAAGTGCTATAGCATCACAATTTGCATATGGAGATAAAAAACGTTCTCAATTGACTGAATCAGAAAGAGGTCTTCAAAATTTTGCAAATACTGGAGCGACTTCAATATCTACTGGAGCGTTCATAGGAAACACGATTCTTCCTGGTTGGGGAGCAGCAATTGGTGCTGGCGTTGGGGCTTTATATGGTTTGCATGAAGCTATAAATGCAACTAAATTAAGCGTAGAAGAGTTAAATGATTTGAATCGAGAAGAAGCGCAAAAAGTACAAGCAAATATCACCGCTGCTTCTTCATATGTCGAAGCTCAAAAATCATTAACAGAAATGATTGTTAGTGGAGCTTCTTCATCAGATATAGAAATTGCTAATAAAAAATTATTAAATGGATTTAATGAAATTGCTGATGTTAAATTACAAGAAATCTTTTTATCGACTGGAGGAAATATTATTGAAATGACGAAAAGATTACAAGAGTATACAAATGAAAATACTAAAAAAAGTGCTATAAAAAAGGGTCTTCTTGAAACATCTAGTATTGAAGATAGAGCTTCTGCATTAAATGTTGGTTTCAATAAAGATCAAAAAGCATCATTCGTCAAAAATTTACAAAATGTTGATTTTCGAAATTTAAAAAAACAACAAGAAAGTTTGACTCTTGCTGATCAAATTTTTTCAGGAGATTATGTCGCTGAAATAGAGGTGGGCATTTTTAATGCTATTCAAGAAATTTCAAAGGAAGCTTTAAAAAGTATTGGTGTGACTCCAGAAACGGACGTAAATTTTGAAACCACTCTCAAGTCTTCCACTCAACAATTGCTGGCGATGTCTGCGTCACAACTTGATAAATTAATAGCTGCATTAGAAAAATCTGATCTTGTTGGTGGCGTGCAAAAAGAAATTAACAATTTTAGACAAATAGCTACAAAATCTTTTGCAGAAATTTTTAGAAAAATAGAAAGAGATTTAAATAAAAATCTTTTTGAAATAGCTTTGAGTTTTGAAAAAGATTCAAGTACTAGAAGAATACAATCTGCGATTCTTGATTTTTCAATGAATTTTCAAGATAGTATAAATTCTTTTATATCCAGTAACCTTCCAGACGCTAGAAAATTTGATTTTACTGCCGCAACTGCTGGTCAAAAAGCTCAAATGTTATTGCAAAAATCTCAACAAGATTATGACAAAGCTATTGCAGAACAAGATAATGAAAAATCAAATTTTTTAACAAAAAACGCACAAGAACTTAGTGGGTCTTTTAAATCCACCCTTTCAACTTCACAGGTAAATGCTGAATTTTATAAAAATAAAGTTTTGCCTCAAATTCAAAGTGGAAATTATAGTGGAGATGTAAATGGTGTTATTAGTGGTTTAAAAGAAGCTCAATTTTCCAAAGTTCAAGAAACGAGATATTCTGCAAATATGGTTACGGGAGGTAAAAAAGGTGTAGAACTAGGAGTAGGTTTATCTTTTAATAATCCTGAAGAAATTAAAACCACTTTAACATCTTTAGCAAAGATTTTAGAAAATACTGGAATTTCAGAAGAAGAAAGATCAAAAATTATTGCATATCAACAAGAATTAGTAAATCTTCAAGAAACTAATTTAAAATTCGCCAATCAGGCTGAAAAAGATAAGTTGTCTGATATTTTAAAAGAAAAAACTGAAGCTAAAGTTCTATTTGATCAAAAACAAGCCGACGCTAAAAAAGAATTAGAAATAAACAAACAATTAAGCGAAGCAAAAATTGCCGTAGATAAAGATATAGCTATTGAAAAAGCTAAGGTTGACAAACAAATATTAATGCGCATGGAAAGTATGAAAGACGTTTCAGCGCAAATTGGCAACACTCTTGAAATAAGCAAAGCAAATATAAATGCTTCTATCGCTGCTCTACAATCGAATCTTGAAGATTCAAGACAAAATTATGAAAAAGGTTCTTCACAAATTTTAGAAAGAAAGATTGATATACAAGATAGTATTCTTAAACAACAAAGAGAATTAGAAGATCAAACAATAAAATCAGAAATTCAACAAAGAATATTGCAAATGGCGGCAGAACAAGAAAATACCGCTGCAACTTTAATGTTGAATGATACGATAATGACGTTGGTTGAATCTCAATTGAGTGAATCGTTAGGAGGGTCGGCGACTGTACAAGAAATGCAAAATAATCGTTATGCTGGAATGACGAATGAACAAATAAATTCTTCCACTCCAATAAACTATGAGGATATGCAATTAAGAGAAAAAACTTTATCTTCTTATAGTCCACAACAAAGATCACAATTTCAAGCTCTTCAACGTATTCAAGAATCCCGAACTGCATCTGCTTCAATTAATAGTAATTATAATACTAGCAATTTTGCGGCAAATATGGAAACCGCAGGTTTTAACAAAACCGATGAAAACGGTAGTTTAATGATGTCTACGCAAGAGCAAATTAATTTCTTATCAAAAGAAGAATTAAAAGCTAAAGAGGCAAACAATATAGTTCTAGAAGGAACCATTAAACGCTATAAAGAAGAAATAAGAGTAAAAGAAAAATCTTTATCAATAACAAGAAAACAACTTGATAATTCAATTGCTTTAAAAAATGAAGAAAGCAGAGCGCTGGTTACTTTTGGTGGAAGGTTATCTGCTGGTTTTGGTAAATTAAGCGATCAAGCTGATAATATAATTCATAACTTGGCAGAAGAATTGCCTATGAAGTTTGCTGATAATATGTCAAGCGCACTAATGGAAGTAGCGAAAGGAACAAAGTCTATTGGTGACGCTTTCCAAGACATGGCTATAAATTTTGGTCAAATGATTATGCAAGAAGTTATGAGAGCAGCTATAGCTAAAACATTAGGTAATATAGGAATTGGATCTTTATTCGGTCAAGCTGGAGGAAACGTTTCTTCAAGAGGAATTGGTTATCAGCATGGAGGAGTAATCAGAGCTAATAACGGTCAATATGTAAGCGGAATGGGTTCTGGAGATAGATATCCAGCAATGCTTGAAAATGGTGAATACGTTTTAAATAGAAAAGCAGTAAAAGAATTGGGTGGTAAAAAATCTTTAGATGCATTTAATTTTCAACACGCTCCTCGTTTCGCTTCTGGTGGAAATGTTAATATGGAAGCTGAAATGGCTTTGAACAAAGATCAAGAAATGGATTATACAAAAAATCTATTATATAATAATTCCAATGTTGGAGCTATAAATGAAAACGATTATACTGCTTATGCATATTCTGAAAATGATTATTTCAAGAAAATGAGAGAAAAGGCAATCGCAGATGAACAAAAACGCGTTCAAAAAGCTTTTGATAAAAAACAAAAAAATGCTCAGTTGATTAGTAGCATAGTTGGAGCAGCGGGATCTTTGTTTTTAGGTGCTGGAATGAGCGGTTTAGCTAAATCGGCTGCATCTGGTAGTGCTGTAAGTAGTGGTTTTTCAAAGGCAAAACCAGCAAGCTTGGGATCTGGCATGGGTTCTTCAAATTTATCTAGCTTTAGTGCATTTGGCGGAAGTCAAAGAGGAGGGATGATAGGATTCAATTCAGGTGGATTTGTTCCACATGGATCAAGATTATCAGATACTATTCCGGCTTTATTAACTGGCGGCGAATATGTAATGAATAATGCGGCAGTTAGAAAATATGGATTGGGCGAAATGAATGCCATGAATGCTGGCGCAGTATCTAATAATAGCAATTCGAACGCTACAAACACGAATAACAACACTAACAATAACGCTACAAATATTTCTATCAACATTGATAGATCTGGTAAAGCTACTTATGGTTCTGATACAAGTAGTTATGAAAAGAATGACATTGCATTCTCTAAACAAATGGCAAAGCGTGTTGCTGATATAGCTAAAGGCGTAATTTCAGACGAAACAAGATACGGTGGCAAAATAAATCAAAGATAATTAAAACATGAAAGGCGCGATTACAAATTATGAAAACACACTATTCATGGATGGTGTTGCTTTATCTGGGGTTATATCTTTTGATGGATCTTATAATGTAGAAACTGTACCTATTAATGTTATAGGAAAAGGATTTTGCAAACAAGTGGTTTCGCAAGTTCCATCAGCTTCGGTTTCTATAACAAGATATCTTGTTAATAATGATCCTGTGTTTGGTTTAACTGGAGATAGAGATAATTATACAGCTTCATTTATAAATGGAGGTTTAACATATCAAGGTAAAAATTTTGGTTTTACAAATGGTTATTTATCTTCTTTTGGAATATCATGTAGTGTTGGAGAAGTGCCTCAAATACAATCTTCTTTTCAGATATTTGGAAACATGGGTCCATCTATTGATCCATCTGGAAATAATATATCTTCAGCAGCATTTGTGCCGCAAGTTAAAAATATATCAGTAACATGTAATAATTCTAGTACTAATAGAGTAAAAGATTTTAGTATTGATTTTACTTGTAAAAAAAATGCTATTTATGGATTAAGCGCTTCAAACGCTCAATTTCCTATTGAAGTTCAAAATATTTTTCCAATAGAAGTCGGCGGATCTTTTACATTAGAAGTGGACGATTATCAAACTAAAAATATATTTGATATTCTAAGTTCTGAAAGTTTAAATAGTTTTATTATAGATGTTAGAGGCACTGTATTGATTGATCAATTTTTAGTTACTTTTGATGATTTAGAATTGGTAACTAGCGATACGAATGAATCTTTTGATGTATATAGAAAATTAGAAGATTCTATACCAATCTTTAATTTTAACACTTCTAACGCTATAATAATAGCCGAGCAAATTAATTCGACAGCAGATGACTTATTGAGTGTAAAACTATCGTATAGAACATATTTAAATAACTAATATGGGAACAAAATTTACAGACTTATCAGCAATAACGAGTTCGACAATAACAGATAATTTTGTTTTTGCTGTCGCTACGACAACAGAAACGGATCAATTGTCATTAAATGAGCTTCAAAAGTCATTTACTGGATTAACTGCTAGAACGACAAATGGTATAAAAATAGTAGGAAAAACTAAGCCAAGTGGTCTTTTTGTTAGTGATAATGGATTAGTGGGAGTAGATAATAATTCTCCAAACGTAGCGTTAGAAGTAGGCGATTCCTTTCTTTCTACAGATGTGGCTCAAGTAAGAGTAACCGCTGGTTCATCTTCAAGACAAGCGTCTTATTCTTTAAAAGACACTAGCGTTTTATGGAAGTTTACTAAAAAAGCTAGTGATACAGATTTTTATATTGAAGTTTCTCAAGATGGCGGGGCTACGCCTTCGACTACTGGAGTTTTTAATATAGATGTAAGCGGTAATGTTGGTATCTTTAATGGCTCAACAGCTTTATCTAATAAGTTTTATGTTTCTGGGGGAACTATAAAATTCGAAAGCGGAGTTTCTGGTTTTCTTTTTGATCCTTCAACAGCAGAAATAAAGACCTCTTCTGCTAATGATATTTTTTATATAAATAAAACCAACAACGATGACGTTGTTTTGGGTAATAATGTTTTATATATAGATAATAATACATCAACTCCTTTTGTTGGAATTAATAATGTTATTCCTGCTTATCCTTTGGATGTAAAAGGTGCTGGTCAGTTAGGGAGATATGGTAATAACACAACAGCAACTACTAGTTTATCTTTTGAAAATACCGCAAGAACTGGATATATAGGAGTATATAATACAAATTTTCAAATAGGTCCAACAAATTCTTTGTCTACAAACAATTTAGTTTATGATTTAGCTAATAGAAGATTAGGATTAGGAGTTACAACACCAATTGCAAAAATTCATGCAGTTGCTACAGTTGCCGAATCTAGTATTTTTGAATGTTCAAATACTGAAACTTGTAAAAGTACTATTTTAAACAGTTATGCAAGTGGTCCAGCTAAAACTGCATTTCAATCATTTGCCACTGGAACAGCTACCAGTCAAATAACAAAATGGTCAATCGGTTTATTAAATAGCATTAGTCCAGCGTTTGATAGTGTTTTTGCTTTTTCATTAGGCGGTAGTTTAAGCGCGTCTGCTATAAAAGCTTATTTAAATGTTGATGGAGATTTGGATATAAAAGGAGGAATAACCACAAGCGGAAATTATACTAAAGGAAAATTTGTTCAAGTTTTTAAGACTAGATTGACAGGAAACAATATTTATTTCGATCCATTTTCTGAATCTTCAAGTTCAAGCCCTAGTGGTCATAATTCAGTTTTATGCCCATTTGGAATAACTCCTTACGCTGGCAGAATAGAAAAAATTCAAATAATAAGTTCAGATAACATTAGCTCATATGCTGATGCTAGATTTGAAATAGCGGCGGTAACTCCAACGGCTAATACTCCTATAGGAGTTATAGATCAAACTACATTTTTACCATGTTCTACTAGCGCTACAATAAGTGGTGCAATAGGATATTTAGAGATAGCCTCTATAACTAGAAATGAACTATTAACTTTAAGTAGAACTCAATTTACAAATACAACAGCTTTTGCTTCTGGACAATTATTGCAATATAGAGTATGTCAAGACGCCAATGCTTCTAGTCCAGGTCAAACTACAGCTAAGAATTTTACAGTTATGTCAACCGTTTCTTTTACAGTGACATGATATGGCTAAATTCATAAACTATCAAAATCTTGATTTTAAATTAAATTCTCAGAATTTTTATGCTAATAAAATAAGTTTATCAATTAACGCTTCTGTTGATCCTGTATTGGTAAGTGATGGCAGTTTACTCGACTACGCTCCGCAGGGATCGTTAGTAGGATCTTTATCTGCTGATTTTTATCTGACTGGTGCTTTACCAAATTTTTTAGATATTACAGGAACAAATTCTACTCAAATAACAGGTTTGTTTGGCGGCGTTCAAATAGATAATTTATACGCCAAATCTTTAAGTTTTTCAGTAGAACCGTTTCAACCAACTATATTATCAGTTGAATTTGATTGGTATGGTCGCTTATCAATACAAAATATAGAAGAACAAAAGGTTTCAGAAAGACAAAGCAAGCAAGTTCCTCAGTATGTTGCTAATGCTTATAGATCATCTATGACGAATACTGATTTAGATGGTGTTGAAAGTATAGTAAATTTTTCTTATAATTCTAGCTGTGATAGGCCAGCATTTTTTAAAGTTGATGAAGTTGTTCCTTTTAGAGTAGCTAAATTAAATAAAAAAGCTGAAATAAGTTTATCTTCTAATAGTTTGGGCGATTCTATAGATATAGATGGAAAAATGGTAACAACAACTTTAACTTTAAAAGATTTATACAATACTACTTTGCAGACTTTTTATGTTAGCGGCGTAATGAATAATCAAAAATATGAAATAAGTGAAGGCAATTATTTGTTGACTTCTGCTAATATTTATCAACAAGTTACTGAGGTAAAAACTTTAATATAATATGAGTTATTTAATATCAGGTTTAAATATAAAAAATATATCTGAGTATAATAGTTCATCTTTATATTCTAAATTTGATATAATTGATTATCAGTTAAATACAGGTATTTCTGTAATGCCTAATTATACAGGTTTTGGAATAACTGGTTTAACTACTTGGTTCAACAATGATAGTTTAAATAATTTTTTAACTGATACTAGTTTTAGAGTTACAGGTTGGTTGAATAATGTGTCTGGAAGTGGAAATTTATTTACTACAACTTCTGATGTTAATAATCGTGGAAGAGTCGATTTTAACGAATCTTATATTACATTATCTGACTCACAAGTTTTAAGCGGTTCTGGTTTTAATTCAGATTCTAGAGTTTTATTATTAGCTTTTGAAGTTTTGACTCCATCGAATATCGCTGAACAAACAATTTGCAAATTTGGAACGGGGAATAATTATGGATTATTAAAAGTAAATGGTAAGGACGAATTATTTTCAGCAAAATTTATACTAGATAATCAACAGTTCGATGCTATTTCTAGCATTTACGATGATAAAAATATTGTAACTTTAATTCAAAACTCTTCAGCTAACACTATAAAAATTAGACAAAATGGATATGAATTAGGAACATATTCGTCTTTTAATGATTATTGGAAGTCCGGTGAATTAACTTTAGGATTAAATCCTAATAATGGTGGTATAAGATATCATGAAATAATTCATTTCACTGGCTCTTTAAATACTTCTCAAATCGATCAATATGAAAAATATTTATTTGAAAAGTATTTTAAAAATGAAGGTTTATATTTTGCAAAAAATAATGTTCCAACTGGATCTGATCATTCACCAATAACATATACTGGAAATAGTTATTGGACAAGAGACATAAATGATTTATTTTTTCTTTCTTATGGAAGTTCGGCTTCTTTTTCAGCAAAATTGTCTCCTTTAACATTTGGCGATGGATACAAGACAAATGTAACTAATGGGATAAATACATTAAGTTCTAAATTTAATATTGTTTATGATGGCTTAACGGATTTACAAGCAAAAACTTTAATAACTTATTTTGAAAACACCCCACAATCACAAAATAAAAGTGATTATGAAGGTTTTAAAGGAGTCGATTTAAATTTATTCACTCCTTACAAACAAGATTGCGAAACTTACTTTTTAAATATAAATCATTCTACTCCTTACAATGATATTAATAAAATTAATATAGAAACAGAATCGTTTTATGAAAGTTGTTTAAATTATAAAGGCATGTATGTTTTGTTGGACGAGAAGAGTATAAAAACATATACCGATACTACATTTGAATTTGCTTATAATGATGTCTTTTATTATCCGTCAACAAATTTTTATCAAAGAGGATATTATTTTTATACTGGACAGGCTAAAGGTGTGGCTCAAGGTTCCACTGGTCCTTTATCCCCTCAAAACAGTCCAACAGGAGTAAGTACTTATTTTACTAGAGATTTTTATTTTAAACAAGATATTGATTACGATATTCAAGAAAATATAAGAATTAAATCAGTAGATTTTAAAAACTCTACAAAAGAATATAGAAAAGATGGTGAGTATCCTAACATTTTTGAATTTGAAGTTAAATTAACAAAACGATCAAATAAAGAAACTTTAGCTATATTAAAGTTTTTAGATGATAAAGCAGGATTTAAAATTTTTAATTATACTTTGCCTCAACCGTATAATAAAACGATTCAAGTTTATTGTCCTGAATGGAATCATACTTATCAATTTTATGACAACAATAGTATAAATGCAAAATTTATTCAGTTTAATAGTAAATCTTCAGCATTAACAGTTTTCAATTCATTAATAACTTTTACTTCATGAGTACATATTTAACAGGCGTAAGCTTAGGACAAGTACCAACTGGATTTGGTGGTTATACTGGAGTGCTTATTCAAAATAGCGGTAATTTTCCAGTTCAATATACAATAAATATATCTAATACTACTTTTGATGCTTCTGTAACTCCTACGACAGCCGCAGGTGGTTTGCTATATGATACTATATTTATATCTGACTCTTTAGATTATTTAGATCAAGATCAAAAACAAATAACAAAAACAATAAATTGTAATGAATCGGGATCTTTTTATATATTACATAGTCCATTTAGAACTTTTAATTTATCTACAGATAGATCACAAGGACAAGAATACGCTACTGTAACAATCGGCTCGCAATCAAGTATTGGCGACTCAGATAGTAATTTAACTATTAATGTTACTGGAAATAGAATAACGGGATTTCCTATTCCTAAAAAATTGGGTAAATTTTATGCTGTAAAAAACTATTCAGAAAAAGATGCAAGCCCCGGTTTAGCTTTTCATTGGTCTTGCATTAATAATTTAGATTATTATACAGGATTTAAGCTAGAATTGTCTACTGATTCATCTTTCACTTCACCTATTGTTAGCTATGAGTATGCAAAAGAAAATACAGATGGCGCATTCCCTTTGTATGGAGGTTATGATGGTTTTAGAAATGAAAGCCATTCAGTCACAAAAACAAACTTATCTTTTAACCAAAATTATTACGCTAGAATTCAAGCGGTTAATGTGACTGGCGGAACTGGAGAATATACTTATGCTACTGGTTATGATTATGATTATCCTATATTAGACGGTGCTACATATAGTGGAAATCATCCAAGCCCCGGTAAAAATTTAATGGTAACTCCAACTATGTTATATTTAAATTGCATATCTGATATAGAAACTGATTTTGATTTATTTAACTATATTTATAAAAACAATAACAATTCAGCGGATTTTAGAAACTATTCTGGAATAAATGTAAAATTTTCTCCAGCTAATATGGCAGATGAAGATCCAATATCAATATATACGTCTTCAAAGGCTTCTTCAGCAGCTATTAATTTTATACCTAAAAGTAATATACCAATGGCTTTTAATACAGGAGTTGGCGGTGTATTTAGATTAGAATTGGAATTTGAAAATATAGAATTATTTGGTTTTCCCGGTGAGGGGGTTCAACTAACAGATTCCACGAATTATAAACCAGCAAAAGATGGTGGTCCTGTATTTAAATTTGATAATATACAATACAAAGATCCATCTGACAATTTAAATACAAGAACTATAGAATATTATATCTATAAAGATATACGCAGTCTTTTTTATGCAGGTGTTGGTGGAGGAAAAGGTTTATTAATAACCGATACAACTAATGAAGCTGCTTTTCCAATACTGATAAATGGATCAAAAACAGAAACAATAAACCGCATAAATTTAAAAAATCCATAATATGAAAGAATATAAAATAGGAAATATTAATTACCTATCTCAAGATAGGGTTGTTGTATCTGATGGGGAGATCACTAACAGTATAGATGTATATAAAATCGACACAAATTCAAAATCGATTAACGACTCTGTATCTAATCAAGCGACCACTACTTTAGTACCATTGGTAAATTCAATAGCTATAAATGCAAATGGACAAACTGTAACTGCTCTTTCTAAAGGTGTAACCGCTAAAAGTATTGGAACAAATGCAGAATCTGGAAAATTAACATCTATACAGTCAAGTGCATTACCAAATATATATTTTAACATAAGAAAAAAATCATTTGATAACACAAATTTATATTTTAGATTTAAAACAAGCGATATATCCAGTTCAGCGGGCGCAAAAACAAATACTTGGACATCAGATACTGATATATTATCTGGGTTGTCGTTGACTGGAGATGCTGACTGTTTAATAGTTACACAAGCTTATGGTCAAAAATTTTACGAATTAGCTTCAAACAAAAGTATTGGCGTATCTAATTTTTCTTTTAGTGTGCCAAAAAACCCAAGTTATGCTTTTTTGGTTTATGCTTTAGCTCACCCAAACCCGAATCAAACAACAGCTTTATTTCCAAGCTCTAATCAAATTCATAAATTTCAAGCGAATTCAGATCCAGATAGTGATAACGCAATATATAATAATAGTTATGTTCCTAGAAACAGCAACGGAAGTACTGTAGATCAATTTTATAATGTTTTTTCGTTATCTCCTTTATTGTCTCCGCAATTTATTTCTGAATATCAACAGCGTAATGGTTTAAGCACAGTAAATATAAATAAGCCTCTCTTTGTTAATGATTTTTCTCAGTGGTATAAAAATGAGACTGTTGAAACTTCGTCTAATAATAGAATTAATACTCGTCCAAATTTCATCTCTAATAAAATTTTTGATTTATGCAATACGCCTAATTCTTTAACGTCTCCAACAGCAACAAATATTCCATTTATAATTAATCAAAATGCTGGGGATATTACTTTAAGCACATTTTCTTTATTTTTTGTTGAAATGTATAGTTATTTAACGTTGCCAACTTTTCCAGAAGTAGATTATTATGAACAAAATGCTCGCTATAATATTTTAAATATAATTACTAAAGTAAATGGTTTAACTTGTTATGAGCATAAAATATTAGTAACGCCAGAGCTGATTTACTCTAATAATATAAATTGCAAAATTTCAATTGGAAATAAGCCAGGTTCTGGTGGAGTAAGAATGTTTTTGTTTGATTATTTACATGGAACTTCAAGAAACGTTTCTTCGATGAATCAAGATAGAGATCTTATTTTAGACTCGTTAGCTTACGATAATAGAAAAATTTTATTAAAAAGTTCAAGTGATTTGCAAATGACTAATAATCAAAATACATCTTTAAGATTTCCAGCGAATCTATCACATCCTTTTTTGAACATGTATTTTAGTTAATAGTGTAAATTTATTTTTAATTCTTTATTATATTGAAATGTCAAATTTATTTTTATTGAATAATACAAGTGTTTTAGATCTTTTTGAAATAAAGCTAAATGATTTTGATGGATATTTTAGGTTTCATGGATCTAAAAACCTGAAATCAAATATCATCTTTAAACAAAAAGAGTATATTTTTATTCCTTGCGAGATATCTAATTTGGAATACTCTTCAGAAGCGAAGCAAAATAGACCTACTTTGTCTATAGCAAATGTAAATAATTATATCAGTAATTTAATAAAAGACAGAAAAGATCTTATAGGTAAACGTTTTTATAGAAAAAAAATACTAGCAAAAGATCTAGACGATGTTAATTTTGGTGGATTTAATAAAAATACTTTAGGAGTTTCTTCTTTTTCATCTTTTATATCTGTTGATACTTTTATTATTCAAAAAAAGAATTCTGAAAATAAAGATAAAGTAGAATTTCAATTAGCTAATGTTTTGGATTTGGATGGTCAAACAGTTCCATCAAGAAAAGTTTATAATGATATTTGTCAGTGGCAGTATAGAGGGTGTGGATGTAATTATGGAAAATTATCTAATTACGATGGTCCAACAATACCAGTCAAAAACACAGCGTTCGAAACTCTCGCTTCTGTAATAGCAGTTACAAGTAACGAATTATCTAATGCAAATTTATCATTGTGGCTGAATAACACTACTGGAAAAACTTACGGTTCTACTACTACTGAAGTGGCAGCATCTTCTGGGAAAAAATATTTATTTCAAAAATTAACGGCTTGGGCAGACAGTTCTACAGCCGCTACAAAAGAGATCATTATATCTCCAAATTTAAAAAAATTTACAAATTCAGGAAGATTAAACAATCAAGAGGGAGTGTTATTGTTAAAAGAAGATTCGTTGTTAATTAATTCTTCATTTTTTGGAGCTAGTAATGACTTGACTATTTTTTACGTTTCTGAAACTACTAATAAAAGATATGATGTCGCTGGAGATGGTTCGCCAAATGGTGGATATATAGCTAGAGGATTAACTTCAAGTACGATAGAATCAAATAAAGATTTTTTACTTGGTTATGATACAGGTTATTCGGATGTAGTTTGTCCTTCAAATGATTTTAAGGCTGATAAAAAAATTTGGGCTTATTATGATTTATCTCCAAAAATATACGCTTATTCAAATAAGTATGGTGGAAAGAAAATATTTTATAAAAATGGTTCAACTTTATTTTCAAGAACTGGAAGTCTAGATTTGAACGCTTTAAAGTTAGGTTTTAATAAAATTAATGATCAAGTTAGTGATATTGTTATTTATGAAGTGATTATTTTTAATAAAGTATTAAATGATACTGCAATAAAATGTGTTTTTTCATATCTATCTACTAAGTATAATATAGAAGTGTCTAATTATTCCAACGATACGAAAAACACTAGTAGTTCAGCTATTTTCAGTCGATCAGCTTTTTCTCAAGAAGGAAATTTAGGGGTTCCAATGGCAGATGAGAATAATAAATTATTTTTAAAATATCCAGATAACATCTATTCTGATTTTGAATCTTATGGTTTAACGGATTTAAATTATAAAGGCGATTACAATAGTAATACAATTTATTCGCGAGGAGATTTTGTAAAAATAGACGAAGAAATTGATTTTGATTTTAATGAAACAATGATTCAAAAAAATTCTGTTTTACCTTCTCGTTTTTTTGTTTGTTTAAGCAATGAGGGAGTAACAGCTAAACATCCTGTGGATTATACGAATATATGGAAAGAGGATAAATGTTCTAGAAATTTAAATGGTTGTTCTTTGAGGTTCAATGGTGGTATTCAAATTCCCTTTGGTTCGTTTCCTGCGACTTTAAGTTATGATTACAAATTACCAGGATCTTAATAAAAATCTCTTAGAAGAACTAAGAAAAGAAAGTTTATCTTCAGACGATGAAATTTGCGGTTTTTTAGTAAAAAAAAATAACGATTATTATTTTAAAAAAATGGCAAATATTCATCCAAATCCTAAAAATTTTTTTCTTATATCTCCAAAAGAAAGCGACTATTCTGATGGGTGCATAGTTTTTCATAGTCATCCAGAGCGTGTAAAAGAAAAAGGGTTTTCTGAATGGGACTTAGAAAATCAAAAATATTTTTATTTGCCTATGCTTTTATACAGTGTAAATAATGATGAGTTTTATTACAAAAACATATGATAAACATAATTTTAGAAGGTGTATTAGGAAAAACTCTAGGAAATTCATGGAGTTTGAATGTGAATTCTGTTTTAGAAGTTTTTGAAGCTATAGAGGCAAACACAAATAGAATAACAAAATTTTATAAAGATTTAGAAAAGATAATGACGCATTTTGTTGTTTATATAGATGATAAAATCATGCCTCATCATTTATTAAATAGTAAAATTTTAAATTCTGGATCTACAGTAAAAATACTTCCTATCATACAAGGATCTGAGCCAACTACTATGATAATAATTGGATTAGCTTTAATAGCTTTATCGATGGTTTTGGCGGTTGTATTAAGCCCAAAACAACCTAAAGATGTAAAAACCAATTCGACAATCATTGGTGGAATAAGAAACGTTTTGAATAGAAATATAGCTGTACCTATTGGTTATGGAAGATTGAGAATAGGAAGTGCGGTTATTTCTAATGATATCGGAATTTCTGATGCCGCCAAAAACAGTTACGCTGCTGATCGCGGAGGTGGAGATTCTTTTGCTGGTTATGGTGGAGGCGGTAATGTTCAAGTATACACAAAAATAAATTAATAAAATATTATGTTTGTAGAGAAAACCATACCTTCAGATCTAGCTGTAGTCGCAGTAAAACAGAATAAATTAGAAACGGATGAAAGACTAGTAACTACAGATTTAATTTGCGAAGGAACAGTTGAAGGCTTAGTTGATAAAGATGGCAATCTTTTAAAATACGTATCTGTAAATAACTCTTCTATTGATTCGAATTTGTGTTTGGGAAAAGGTGTTTATTATAACGATGTTCCTTTAATTGACGGTAAAGTAAATAAATTAAACTTTGTAAATCTTGGTTTTAATATATCTTATGGAGAAGAGGTGAGTAGTCCTATCAATGAATTTCCTTCAACAATACACAGGTATAATCAAAAAATATATTTGAATGAAAATGATTATACATTACTGAATAATAACGCCACAACACCAAGTCCATACATATCTACTAAAATATCTAATGTTTTTTCTTTTCAGAATGTAGGTGGCGACACTGTTGGAACATACGCTTCTAAAGGCGCTGCATCGAAAGAAGGTACTAATTTTGCTGGACTGCTATTACAATTAGATAGGGCTAAAAATGATTGTCAAGAGTTTAACCATAAAATACAAAATAAATATGCTGATTTAATTTCTGTTCAAGTTAGAGTAGATCAATTATTTGACACTGGTCTAGATGGAAGCACTGAGCCTTCCTCGTTAGTTTATGTTATTGAATTTAGTGAAGATAATTCTGCTGATAGACATTTTACAATTTGTTCGGTGGTGGGAGTGTCTAAATCTGGTTATGTTAATGAAGTTGTTTTTAAATTAAATCTTAATAATCAAAAACAAAATTCTTATTATCTGAAAATATATGCTTTAAGCAGAAAAATACATCCACTGAACCCTAAATCATTTAAAGAACTTTCTGTTTCATCGATAATAGAGAAGGTTACGAATAGAGGATCTTTTAATTATCCTTTTTCAGTTTTAGTAAAATCTTCAGTTAGTTCAAGACATTTTCAGTCTGATCCTCAAAGAACGTTTGATATGAAGATGTTAAAAATAAAAGTTCCGCAAAACTATGATCCAGAAGCGCGAGAATATGTTGATAATTGGAATGGAAATTACGATGGTTTTCTAAGATGGACTGATAATCCTGCCTGGATATATTACGATTTATGTACTAATTCTAGATATGGAATTGGTAATGGTAAGATTTTTGAAAAAGATCTTAACAAGTGGGAGCTTTATAAAATATCTAAATATTGTGATGAATTGATTAAGTCTAATGAACCCACAAGAGGCCCTGAATTTTCTTTTTATAGAAAAAATGACGATGACGAAAATTGTATATTTATTGCAAAAACAGATGGAATCTCGTTATCAAATTTTATAAAAAATTTCCCGCTACGAGGATTAATATTTTTATATGATTTGCTCGATTCAAATAATAATAAATTAGTTGTAGGGCTTAAAAAAATTATCTGGTCGATAGAAGATTTAGGAACATCGTTTAAAATAAAATTAATAAATGATTTTGGCCCAAGAAGAGCTTTTGAAAATGAGCCTACTGGAGATTTATTAAAATTTTTTATTGACTATTGTGCTTTTCAAGACACAACTGGAGATTTAACAATAAGAATAGCAAGATCTTTAAAAAATTCTGAATCAGAAGCAAAAACTCAAATATTAAATTGGTTTGCATCGAATGTCAATAATTCAAAATACTCTAGTTATATAAATTCTGTAATAAATAAACCTTGCTTTAATAACGATCTATCAGATGGATCTATTGTAAATGGAAAATGTTTGCCTAGAGTTAAAAATTTTAGAGATCCATTAGAAGCAAGATTTTCAGCAAACGTATTGATAGATAATGAAACAGATTGTTTAAAAGTTTTAAATGATTTGGCGTCAATTTTTAGAGGTTTAACTTATTATAAAAACAACTTCATAACAGCAACAATTGATGTCGATAAAAAGACTTCTTATCTTTTTAATAATACTAATGTAAAAGATGGATTGTTTACTTATTCAAGCGGAAGCTTAGAGGCTTTATATACTGTGGCAAAAGTAATGTATAAAGATAAATTTAATAATTTTAATGAACAGGTTGAAATAATTGAAGATACCAAAATGATGCGTGATTACGGAATCATAACAAAAGAAATTTTAGGTTTTGGTATTTCTTCTAGAGGTCAAGCCAGAAGAATAGGAACGTGGATGTTGGCTACAAATAGATTTGAAAACCAAACAATAGCTTTTTCAACAGATTTGCAAGGTCTAAATTTAAAACCAAGTGATGTAATTCAAGTGCAAGATCAATATAAAAATGATTCTTTTTTACAAGGAAGAGTTACTTCCGTTGATTATACATCAAAATTTATAACAGTTGATAGAAAATTAAATTTAAATTTAGCTGGTTGTACGATAAAGTTTATTTTTGATAATATTTCTAAATCAATAGAAGATTTAAAT